TCTTCAACATATCCTCTACCATAATCTTCATTATCAACTCTAACCATTCTTAAAGCTTGATAAGGTAAACTATCAATAGGGTATGTACCAATTGAAGTTTCTATTTTAACACCTTTTACTTCTTGACAAGTATAAAATTGTTTCTCATCCATTTTATAAATGTGAGTATATAAATCACATTCTTCATCTGGTTTATAATCTTCAAATTCTGAAATTCTTTCTAATGTATTGTCATCTAAATATGTAGGATGAATAGTTTCTTTAATAACTATTTCAATAATATTTCCTGAAGCATCTCTCTTACAAACAAAATTTGTTAAAGGAAATACTCTCATGTTTCCTTTTTTAGGTAAATAAGTTAATACGTTACCTGCAACAATTAAATGTTTTAATGCTTCAAACACACTAACTCTTAAAGCAAGTTGTTCTATTTTACTTGAGACTTCTCTTTCAATAGTTGCTAAAGATTTTTCTACTTCAGACTTAATTTCTTTTTGTTCGTCTAAATCTTTTTTAGCTTGTCCTGCTATTGATAATCTAAAAAATGGGGAATTAGGTGGAAGCAATAATAATAAAAGTTTAGAAGCTAAATTATTAACTCCTCTTGCTCCAACTGATTGAAATGGATTGTATAAATCTGTTGAGGAATGAAATCCATCAGGCGGTACTAATGATGGAATTGTAAGCTCACTACATTCTTGAGCTCTATCTAAGAAATGTTCTCTGTGTTGTTTTAAAGTTTCGTAGCGCTCTTTAGCGCTTTGTTGTAACATATTATTATAATGCATAATATTAAGTTATGTTTAAACCTGAGACTGTAGGTATATTTAAACCTGAAGAAGTTTGTAATGCAGAAGTACCTACTTTTTTCTTCTTTTTAGTAGTTGCTTCTTTATCAACATCTACAGCAGTTTCTACCATAGGTGCTTTATCTTCTTCAATAGGTGCCTGCGGTGGAGCAACTGGCGGGGGAGCCGGTTGTACCTGAGGTACCTTAGGGGCTGACATACACATAATTATTTCTCTGTCCTCTCTTTTAACGTATTAATAAACTTAACAACATCACGTTGACCTGCGTTGAAATAAATTTGATTAGGTTTATCATTAACAGACGGTGATTTTTCAGGATAAACTTCATTTAAAAGCTTAACTAATTCATCTACTGTTTGTGGTAACACTAAATCATCTTGGTCAATCATATTGTTTTCTTCTAAAAAGGGCACTTTAGTCCCACAAGTTTCCTGTTATTGTACCTTTGTTGTACTCTGTTGCTCTATTCTCAAAGAAATTAGCGTGTTCTACACCATTAAGAACCCAGTCTAACCAACCTAAAGGGTTATCTTTTACACCATAATTAGGTTTTAAAGACAACTGTAACAGTCTTCTATCAGCAATGTATCTGATATATTGTTTAACTTCTTCTGCTTTTAATCCTCTTATACCACCCATAGAAAAAGCTAAATCAATAAACTTATCTTCTAAGTCTACCATGTCTCTACATGTTTGATAGATACTTGCTTTAAATTTTTCTGTCCAAATATTCGGGTTTTCTTTTATTAACTCATGGAATAATTTAATCATACTTTCAACATGATGTGTTTCATCTCTGATAGACCAAGTAACTATTTGGCACATACCTTTCATTCTACCATATCTTTGAAAGTTTAATAACATTACAAATGAAGCAAACAATTGTAAGCCTTCACCAAAAGCTGAGAAGCAAGCTATCTCTCTAGCCATGCCATCTAATCCTTTACCTTTAGATGTAAACAAGTATTCATGTTTATCAGCCATTTCTTTATATTCTTGAAATGCTTTGTATTCTTTATCAGGTAAACCAATAGTATCATTTAATAATGAATAACTATGTGCATGGTTAGCTTCACTTGTCGCTATAGCAGACAACATCATTCTTACTTCTGGAGCTTTAAATTTAGGAATGTATTTATCAAGATAAGCTTGTGCTATATCTACATCACCTTGAGTAAAGAATTTTAATATTTGTCCTATTAAATTTTTTTCTTCTGGTGTTAATCTTTCATTCCAATCTCTTACATCCTCATGTAACGGGACTTCACTTGGTAGCCAATGCATTTTTTGTTGCATGTCATAAGCTTCAAAAGCCCAACCATAATCAAATGGTTTATAGTGTGTTCGTTTGTCAAATAAACTCATATCTTTTTTTCTAACTCCTTGATATAATCTTCTTCTTCTTTTGGTAATTCTTCTTTGGTTTTATCTTTACCAAAAATATCATTCCAGTTTTCTTTAAACTTTTTAGATGGAATATGTTTTCCATCTCTTATTTTATAACTATTGAAACCCATAAAATAATTCTACTCCTTCTATTATAATTAAGATTAATAATTCCAATGCTAGGACAGTATGATAAACTGTCCATAGCACTGATTGTTTTTTATTAGAATGATGACATGAAACCCCCTTACGTTTATTCTTCTTTTTAAGAGGTTTATAATTTATGCCATCAAACAAACTGCTATCTGTCATTTTGTATTCCTTTATATGCAATCGCATATTGTATTAGCTAACGCCAGTATAAATACATAACTCATATATCCACCTAACAAACTAGCTAAGATTATGTTAGTCCAACCCCAATTTTTAATGAATTGTTTTATTTTTTTCATTATCCCTCACAAGCTAGACAATCAGCTTCTGGTATGATTGTTCTTTCTATTTTTTTTGATACTAACTCAGCACGTTTAATTGCTTCTGAACGACAGTAATACAAAGTTTTTAACTTCTTCTTCCATGCTAACATGTGTATGTCATGTAATTCTTTAATGTTAACATCAGCAGGTACAAACACATTAACTGATTGTCCTTGACAAATATGTTTTTGTCTGTCTGCCGCATGTTCAATAATCCATTGCTGATTAATTTCTATTGCTGTTTTAAATATATCTTTTTCATTATCAGATAATTCATTTAAATGTAAAACAGAACCTTTATTAGCTAAAATAGAAGTCCATGTTTTTTCATTGTTAATACCTTTTTTCTCTAATAATTTTTCAAGATATTTATTCTTAACCAAGAATGAACCAGACATAGTTTTTTGTACATACGCGTTTGCTCTGTATGGTTCTATTGATGGTGATGTAGTTCCACAGATAATAGAACTAGAAGCATTGGGTGCAATAGCTAACAAGTGTGCATTACGCATACCTGTGTTTTCCATGTCTGGAGCTTCACCTCTTTTAACTGCTAGTCTTTTACTTTCTTCTACAGCTTGCTCTTTAATTGTTTTAAATATTTTCATGTTTAATGATTTAGCAAGTGCACCTTCAAAAGGTATTCCTCTTGATTGTAAATAAGCATGGAAACCCATAGCACCTAAACCAATACTACGTTCATTGTTTGCACTAAACTTAGCTCTAAACAATTCATCAGGTGCTTTATCAATAAAGTATTGTAATACATTATCTAAGAACCTAATTAAATCAGGTATAAATAAACTATTGTTTTTCCATTCATCATACTTTTCTAAATTAACAGAAGAAAGACAACAAACTGCTGTTCTGTTTTCATCAGTAGCAAGTGTTATCTCTGTACATAAATTAGAATGATTTACTTTTAATCCTAATTTCTTTTGTGTTTCAGGCAATGCTTCATTAACTGTATCAATAAATGAAACATACGGCTCACCAGTGGCAACTCTTGTCTCTAATATTTTTAACCACAAATCTCTAGCTGATACAGTACGTACTACTGCTTTTGTATGTGGGTCAATTAAATTCCAACTGTCATCATACGTAGGTTCTTTAATACAGTTATCTATTAACTGCATAAACTCATCAGAAATATTTACACCATGATGAAGGTTAAGACATTTTCTATGTATGTCACCACCACTAGGTTTTCTCATTTCTAAAAATTCTATTATCTCTGGATGTGATATATCCATGTACGCCGCATAACTTCCACGTCTTGTTTTACCTTGTGAGAACGCAAGTATCTCACTGTCAACTACGTGTAAAAAAGGTATTGAACCTGAAGACTGTGAGCCACCAGAAGTTTGTGTTCCATCACTTCTTACATGTCCCCAGTAACCACCAATACCACCACCCACAGAAGCAAGCCAAGCGTTCTCTGTGTAATGTCCTGTTAATCCTTCTCTACTATCACCAACATAATTTAAGAAGCATGAAATAGGCATGCCTCTTTTACTACCTGCATTAGACAAAACAGGTGTAGAATACATAAACCAAAGTTTAGATGCATAATCATATATACGTTGTGCCATTTCATCATTGTCTGAAAAAGCTTTAGCCGCTCGCATAAATCCTTCTTGCGGTGAAGTTTCTTCTGGTAATAAATATCTATCTTTTAATGTGGTCTTACCAAAATCAGTAAGTAAATTATCTCTTTCGTAATCTATCATATGTGTATTATATTTAAATATTTCTCTCTATCTAATGTTAAGTAATTAATTTCTATTGGTTCAAACTTTTCCAATGCATCAAATACTGTTTGTTTATTTAAATGACTGCAAGTGTATACATCTAATTGAACAACAGCAGGTTTGTCTTCATCCCAAGAATGAAATGCTATGTGTGATGTTTCAATAGCTTGTAAACAAGTCAAACCTCTGTTGCCTTCTTTGTCTACATAGACAGCAACTGTATCACCCAATGGTTTCATGTTTAATTTTTCAACTAAATTTCTTACCCATTGTTTTATTACATCTACTTGCACAGGTGGTTTTTTAACAGTTGCTCTAATTATAATATGTTTATGTTCAAGCATCTTTAGTATCTGTGACTTTAGGTTGTGCTTCTTTATCAATAATAAAGTCTATGTATTGTTTAGCTTTTTTTAAATCTTCTATTCCATGTCCTTTGAAACGCCACCTAGTTATATACTTAACTACATTACCTTCGCAGTACGTAAGATTGTTTGCTACTATATAATCTATAGGTTCAATAGCACCTTTGTTATAATGTAAAGGTTTTTTTATATTGTCCATAGTTTTACCTTCCCTGTTTTCTTATTGTATTCACCGTGTCTAAGTATACGTGCAACTCTTGCTTGTTGTAATGCTTCAGCTTCAGTATATCCTTTGTCAACATATATTTTTTTGACAATTTTCCATAGGTCTAAAAGGGGAACGTTAGTATACTTCTTGATAAGTTTTTCAGCAGTCTTAATACCTATTCCTTCTACACCATCATAACCATCAACTTTATCACCAGTTAATGTTTGTATCATAAACCAGTAATCAGCTAATCTTTCTGGAATACGTTCAACATTTAAACCATCAGAAGACAAATTACATGGTACAGTTTTTAAGTCTTTGTCAATTGTAACTACTATTCTTTCTTCTTCTGTAGGCTCTGTTGCCATAATACCCATAACATCATCAGCTTCCAAATTATCCCAGACAACTCCTTTATGTTTTTTAATAACATATTCTCTTAACTCTTTTAATGCTAATGGTTTTCTTTTATCTTTTCTATTATCTTTGTATGTAGGCAACACATCTTTTCTAAAGTTTTTGCTGTCAGTTAATGCAACAACATAATCATCAGCTTCTAAACTAGCACCTAAATCATCTATAACTAAATCTACATCTGCTTTACAAATGTTTGCATCAGAATGTAATGTCCATAATCCATCACCCCAATGTGTTTCTACTTCATTGTTCATGGCAATTTTGTATAACAAAATATCACCATCAATCAATAATACTTTTTTTCTAATCATTTTTCTCCTGTATTATAAGTGTTAATAAATCTTCTTTTGGAATTAAATAACCTTTTGAAGTTAAAGCGTCACCGCCGTTAACAATTTTATATTTTTTAGTTTCAATTAATTTTTTTAATTTAACTAAAGGTATAAATTGCAAGTTTGGAAAATCAGTTTCATTATAAGGTAATACAAATACCCAATAAATAGCAGTACTAATTTTTATACCACTGTCTTTTCCTCTACTTTTATATTCTACAAAAACATTTCCAGTATCTTTACACATAAAATCTGTTTTAACTTCAAATGTTATTTCTTTGTTTAAAAGTTTATTTACTAAATCTTCTCCTAATTTACCTTTTTCTAAACAATACCTAAAATTGTTTTTTAAATCATATTCTTTATTCCATGTTTTATTAGTGTGTTTCACTCCAGTTGTCTCCTATTTTATATTCACCAGTTAGCGGTAGTCTTAAATTAAAATACTCACCAGTGTCTTTGATTGCTTTTACTGCCAGTTGCCCAACTTGCTCTGCATCTTTTTCAAGACACTCAACTTGTATTTCATCATGCACCCAGACAACTTGTTGTGCATGTGGTATTTGTTTTATTACTTTGTCAAACTCTACCAACCATTGTTTACAAACCAATGCGCCGGAACTTTGTAATAAAGTATTTAGTGCGGCATGAGAAGAACGTACTTTAACTTTTCTTTTATCAAGACCTGTTAAGTAACCACGTTCAGCCGCTTGTTGTACATCCTCAATTAATTTACTTAATGCAGGTAAATTATTTAAGAACCTTTTCTTAATCTTAGATGCTTGAGGAACAGTCTTACCAGTTACTGAAGCTATCTTTGTTACTCCACCACCATATAAAAAACAGTAGTAAAATCTTTTGGCTAGGTCTCGGCTATCTAAACCGGCTAACGTTTGTGTTTCAGAGTGTATGTCGCCATCTAAAACAACCTTAGCGTATTTACCATTATCATACCTAGCCATATAGTGAGCCAACATTCTCACTTCTAAACCTGAGACATCAATGCCTACAAGTTTTTTACCAGTTGGAACCGTAAATAATGCTCTACATTCTTTACCATAAGGTACTGATACACTAGGTATCTGTGCCATGTTAGGATAAGAATGAGTTGCTCTTGCAGTTACTGTTGAATTAGTATTGCAAGTACCATGTATTTTATTATTCTTCTCATGCTTTAACCAAGCTTGAGCGCCAGTAGCTAACTGACCAATTCTTTTATCTAATAAAAAATGCTCACATAATATTTCAGCTTCAGGATATGGTAAACTTTCTAAAATAGTTTCATCTAATTTAGGTGTACCATCATCAGTGTAAATACTAGGTTTCCAATTATATTTATTTATTAATCTACTAGCAATGTGTTGTCTGCTAGATGGATTAAAGACAGTAGTTTTTTCTTTATAAAATACTTTACCTTTAATGTAACCTTTAGATTTATTATTAACCTTAGGAATAAAAGGTATTCTTTCTGTTTCGGGTGGAAATAAATCTTGCAATTCACTTTCTAACATATGTCTTCTACCATTTAATGCTGAGTAAAGACTTTTTGCTTTTTCAGTATCAAATGTAAAACCATACACTTCTTGATTATAAATTAACTGTGCAACATCATGTTCTAAATCCATAGCTTGTTGTGAATATGTTTTTTCTTCAATCATTTTATAAAGATTGTAAGTTACTTCCACATCTTGTTTACAATACTCTAACATCTCAGGTGTAAATGTTTTCCAATCAGTATCAAACTCAGCTTTATAGTTTCCTATTCTATTACCCCAAGCTTTTAAACTGTGTCTTCCAATACAATCTCTAGGAAAATCTTTACGTTGAAAATCTTTTTCTTTTACATCTGGAAACAACAATCTTGTTGCTACAAGTGTATCAAAAATTTTTGCCTCAGTTTTAAAGTTGGGATATAATTTTTTAATAACTGGAATATCAAACTTAATAATATTGTGTCCAATAATAACATCAGCTTTAGATAATTTATCTAATGCTTCGTCAACTGACAAAGATAATATCTTATTGTTATCTACATCTTTTAAAACAAGACAATGTATTTTAGTACACACATCAAAAAGACCATCTGTTTCTATATCAAAAATATATTTCATATTTTAATAACTTTCTTTTTAATTATATTTACACTTGGAATTGTTGTTACGTTACCCACGTCAGCTAAGGTGCCATCATCTTCAAAGTTAATATCACCACAAAGAATGTGCACATCTTTATCTTCTTTAATTAACCAACCTGTACTAACACAAATAGTTGGTTTACTTTGTCTAGCTTTTTCTAAAGTAGTCCAAGAAGCATCAGAGTTTATATCAACCCAATGACATAAAACAAATTTAGCGTCTAATACTTTTTTATTTATTGTAGGTAGTTTCATATTAATGTACGTGTTTGTGTAGTTTTATATCTACGTTCCATGCCGCGTCTTCACCATTCATAGCCAATGCCATAAGAGCATCTTGTATTAATGTAGCAGAACTTTCTTTAGCCACATCTATAACTACAGGTGTTGGACTATCTTTAGCTTTTTTAACTGCTGATAAAACGTAGAATGTCCAAGAGACAGTTTCATTTTCTGCTTTTGATTTTCTTTTTTTAATTGTTAAATTAGAAGTCATCAACAGTCTCCGCTTGTACTTCTGATAAACAACCAGTTTCTAAATCATATCTAAGACTACATGCTTTACCAGTCTCACCACTAAATCTATTTTTCAATACATTTACTTGTGCAATATTATTTTCTGATTGTAAATCTCTGGACAAAGCTAATACCATGTCACTCAATTGAGCTATGGATTGACTTCCTCTTAAACTATTCATAGATACCTGAACGCCGTCTTCATAACCTTTGTTACCATCTTTTGTTCTTGATAAATGAGATACTAATATTAAACCAATACCAGTTTCTTCTACCAATGTTCTTAACTTAGAAACAAAATAATCTATAAGTTTACGTTCATCATTTGTATTAGCATCACCTAATGCAGACAAAGCCATGTGTAAATGGTCAAGAATTACATAATCTACATTACATGCTTTAGCTAAATATCTTATTTTAGAGAGCAGGTTATCTGCAACTGTTGAACCAAAATGATTGTAAAGATAAAAGTTGCCACTGCCCACAGTATTGTTAAACGTTTTAAATAAGTCTTCTTCACTAATACCCTCTCTTGTTAAATGTAATGGTTTTTTTAATTCAACACCCATGATACCAAGTGCACTACGTTTAATACTTTCTTCTAATGCAATGTAACCTACAGTGTAATTATTTTTTAATAAGTTTAATGCTACATGTCTACAAAAACTAGATTTACCTACACCACTTCCGGCAGTGATAGTAACTAGCTCACCTTTACGTAGTCCATGTGTTTTTATATTTAAACAATCAAATGGATATGGAACTGTAACATGATTATCTTCTTTTTGTATTTCATTCCATAAATCTGAACCCAATACTATTCCATCAGGTCTGTAAGGTTTACTTGACCAGATACAATCTGTTAACTCTTTAGCTTTATTAGCTAATAACATTTCGTTTGCATCCTTTAATGGTATTGTACAAATCTTAGCTTTGTTAGGTGAAAATAATTTAGCACATTCTAACGCCGCTTTCTGTCCGTGTTCATCTTGGTCAAACAAAAGAACTACTGTCTCAAATCTTTCAAGCCATTCTAATTCTTTTTGTATATCTTTTTTGGCACCTTGTGCGCCTGTCTTAATACTTACTACGGGAAATTTATTTTGATTTATTCTTGATACTGATAAAGCGTCTATCTCACCTTCAGTTATGATACACATTTTACCACCGTCACGCCACAGGTGTTGTCCAAACAAGCCTGCTTTTTTTGCGTCACCTAACCACTGAAATGTTTTATCAGGGTATCTTAATTTTTGTGCTACTAATTGTTTATCTTTGTCATAGTAGTTTGCAATCTGACATGGTCTACCAAACCATGCACCGGTTTGATAATTAAATTTTTGTGCTGTGTTAAAGTCAATATTTCTTTTTGATAATGCAGATACATTACCTGAAATAAAATCTTTACTTGGTTCTTGTGTGTTTGTTTGTTTGTTCAAGTCTTCTACTCCTTTTTTTAATGTGTTACATGAAAAGCAATAAGTGTGTCCATCATCATAGACAGAATTAGCGTCACTAGAACCGCACTCATCACAATGTGAATGATATAAAAACGTACTTTCAGTATTTTCCATAAAATTTTTTGCCTTAATATTTTGGGTTTAACCTACTGAGTATTTCTACCCAGTAGGCAACAAACAAACTATGTCAGCAATTCTTTTACATCAAACTGCGGACATGAGGAGTTAGTCACATCTCTATGACCAACAACTTCAACCTCTTTGTAATCGGCTTTTAAAACATCTATGAGTTTAACTAAACTCTCATATTGTTTGAAAGTAAAATTACAATCAGGTTGTCCATCAACATTCTGTCCACCAACCAGACAAATGCCAATAGAATTTTTATTAGACAAGACAACATCTGTTTCAATATGTGCGCCGGCTATCATTATGTCGCGACCGTCTTGTACAGACCCGTCTCTTTTAATAACTTTATGAAAAGCGCAAGAGAATAAACCCTCTTTTCTATGTTGCTTGTCTAAATCTTTAACATCTAAATTTTGTGTAGGATTTGTATTTGTTGAATGGACAACAATGTATTTAGTTTCTTTTCTTAAATTGTTCATAACCATTCTTTCGGGACATGTTTGTCTGCATACTTAAAACCGTATTTATCACACCACATGCCATATGTTGTTTTTGATTTTTTACTTATTCTTGTTTTTGAATTACTAAATATAAATCTAATATCTAGCTCAGGATGCTGTTCTTTTATAAGACGCATTTTCTGACGGTCTTGAGAAGTAAAGTAACCTTTAGTCTCAATGTAAATGTCAGACTGAACTAGATAAAAGTCAGGTGTGTATGTGTGCACCTTTTGTGGTTTAACATAGTTAAGTTTTGTTTCTTCAAACTTATATTGAATGTTTTTAGTATCAAGCTCAGAAGCAATTGCTTCTTCTAAGCCTGACCTAAAACCATAACGTAAACCAACTTGTTTAGAAGTCAGCTTCTGCGCTTTCTTCTTGTACCACATTTGTGTTTACACTTTCTGGAGCTTCGTAGCCACCTTCAACTTTGTCAAAGCCGTAGCCTTCAGCATTGCCGGCACCACCTTCAACTAATTTAGTTATTTGCACTGCTCTTAATCTCAGACTTACGCCTGCGCCTGCCATTGCAGTGAACCAGTGAACTAACTCAGCGCTAACTTTCATCTCACTACCAGACCAAACGTTAGCATCAACTAAAGGTTTACCAGAGCTATCAAATAAAGCTACTTTAAATGGAATAACTTTTCCATCAGCAGAAATTATTTGTGCTTTTCTTTTAAACTTAAAGATAGTGTTTCCAGTAGGTTTACCGTTTTCATCTACCTCTTCTTCATACGGAGCGTTAGCTTGTTTAACAGCTTTGCCTTTATTTTTTTCTTTGGCAATCTCAACACTCTTTTTAATTTCTTCATCAATCTGTTTAATCAATGAAGAAGCCTTGTCAGTAGGCACTACAAGATTTACTTTGTAATGTCCATCTTTGTCAAACTTAGTATCAGGTTTTGTTAACCATGCATACTGTGACACGCCTTCAGGACTTACAATCTTAACATAATTATTTTTCATATGTGTTTCTCCATTCTACTATGGGTACTTTAATGCTATGCAAAAAAGAACTCACTGTCCCGCAATTGTTGAATATCCAAATCACCTTTGGCGGGAGCTTCAGGTAATTTGTCGTGTAGCTCTGGTGGTAATTGTCTAAGAACGTCATTTCTAAAATCTTCTAGTATGTCATTCTTAGTAAACATCTCAATAAAAGCTTCTCTAATAGATTTATTAAGTGTTTCAACATCACCGGCTGTTGTGCCAAAACTATC